AAGGGAGCAACTCGGTTACCAATGGCTGCAGGTGATTATCGACTTACTAGATTGCTTGAAGACGAAGCCACTAAACAAATGGCTGGAGATTCTGTGCCTCAAGATTCACTCGTTAAAGGAGAAGTAATTACTCAAGACATTAAACAGCTCGATAAGTCGAATGAAGACATTGCTACTGATACTATGACTGGAAAAAAGACGTCTGAAGAAAGAATGGCGGAGAAACGGAGGGAATACAACAAGCCGTTTAAGGAAATGGTTGATAGTCTATCAGAAGATGACAAAGAGAAGATTCGTCAAGGCGCGAGTCCTAGTCGCCTTCTATCGCCTGAACAGCGCGAAACTATTCAGAGCGGTCCTCTTGCCCGCACACAATCCAGCACTGGTCGCCTCGGCGCACTTAAAAAATTCGATCTGAAGGCTAAAGGTATGATCATTACTGGTAAACCCGAGGTAAATAAAGGCCCTCTGACAGTGAAGACAGGGATCGGGAGAATAGCAACTCCGACTGATTTACAGGCTGCTGCACCAACTGCTGGAACTCAGATAGCTATGCAGCAGAAAGCGAATCTTGATCTAGCATCTGCATCTTCAGGAAACACTACATCAGTTATTGATGCGAGTAGTAAAGTTAATAACTCTACGTCTTCAGCATCTCAAATTACAGTAGCTGCACCACCACATATTGATAAGACGTACGGTATGTTTGGTTCTACATCACTAACGTGGTAAGCCAAAAAAGGGCAGTCAAGTTAATTGACTGCCCTTACTTATTCTAGATCAGAGATGCTTAGCCTTGATTTAGGGCTAACTCATTACTTTATTATCCTTGCTGGGCCAATTTAGCAAAATAATCGAGTGTATCACCATCACCGCCTGTGTCTAGGCTTACATCAGTATCTTCCTTAGGTGCAACCGCTTTCGGTGCATCAACCACTGGAGGAAGTGTCTCATTAAGCTCGACTTGTGTTTCTGTCGAAAAGGTATTAGCCAAGTTCTCTTCTCCAAGAACTTCGTATAGCTTCTTCCGTAGGTCAGCGTAGGACTTATAATTGCCTTCGCTGATAAACTCTTTCAAGCCATGGATAGAGTTATATACTGATTCGAGCTTTCCTTCATCTCCATCGAAGAGTTCAGTAGCACCTTCAAACTCAGACTTATCATAGTTACGATAGCCTTCGAAGTTGCGAATCTTCAGTTTGAAGTTTGCTCCACCCCAGAAATCGAATGGATTAACTGGCTTCTCATCTTGGAACTGTGGTTGCATAACATCCATCACCTTATCCATGATCTTCTTACCGTACTTATAAAGGAATACTTTACCTTCATTTTGTGGGTTAGCAGAGTCAGAGATAACAAGGATATTCGAGACGTGGTGTAGACGGCGCTTCCGTAGACGAGCAGTATCCTTATCTTCTTCACGACCAGAGTTCCAGAGCTGTGTATTCATCTCGCTCACTGGATCGTTTTGACCAATAGAGGTAAGAGAGTTTTCAATGTACCAACGACCTGTTGGTCCTTTAAAACCGTGATCCCAGTATTTGATCCATGGAAGATCTTCACCTTCACTTGTTGGCAAGAAGCGAATAATGGCATAACCATTACCTGCTTTATCTACTGTTGGTGCCCAGAATCGATCGTCTCCATAAGACTTCTTCTCTGTATCTTTAGAAGCAGCATTAATGAGCTTATCAATTGTTGATGCACGGTTTTGTTTTAAGTTTGCGAATGACATATTATTATTTTGTTTTGTTGTTGTTATTATTTATTGCTGTATTGCGATGTATTGCTTTTACTAACAAACTCTATATTATACTGATTAGGCTCATTTGTAAACAACATAATCAATTGATTGCGGTATTTATTTTGATTTGAGCTAATAAGTGGAATAATGAACTGTTGGTATTTGCGTAGTGTAAGAAGAGAGGATTCAGTAATACCAAGTGGATCGCTTAGTTCTCTCTTCAGGCTTTTGATAAAACCTACAAAATGATCTATAATTGCTAGAGTATCGGGTGATACCTGTTGACTTGTATAGAGATTGAGTAGGAGGTTATCGGTTTTGTCAGAGTTTGGTTTACAGACTCCATCAAATGTAAGGTTGTATTTATACGCTATTTCTCGGATTAGTTTTACTTCATTTTGAAAATTATAGAACAGTGCTTGACGATATGAGTCACGTTTCGTGTGAGACTCTTCGTCCATATCACCAATCCATTGATTATCAGACATGATATTGTCAACAAAGAATAGCTTTAGATCTGCATCCTTTGGATAGCGTCTAGCAATCTTTTCAAAGAAGTATCGATCTCTCCTCTTCTCAAAGGTGCTTTGCTTTATCTTAGCTCGAAAATTATATTTGAATGCATCATAATCTTCTTGTGCAAAGTGCAGTTTAATAGAACTGTAGAGACAGTATGCTTGATATCCGTTCATGCAAAAAGCGAAGCAGTTGTTCTCTTAATGATGTTACGGTCCATAGCTTCTGCTTCAAGCTTTATTTTCAAGGGTCCTTTGACAAGCTTTGCCATATCTACAGGGTCGATTTGCCTCTGTTCACAAAGATGACAGATAGCTTCTGCGTATGACATTTCATCTTTGTGAACTAGCATTTCAGTCTGAAGAGTTAGCTCTTCCCGAGTCATTGCGGTTTTAATTTGTATTTTTTTAGTCATTATGTTACCTTAAGAATAAGTGTTTGATCGTTGATTCGACCGTTTGCTTCTTTACGTTTAGTTGTGAGAGCATCAATGATCTTATCTAACTGCTTATCGGTCTTGTTTGCTACCGCGCTAATATCATCAGGAGGTTTACGAAGTTACATAGAGTAACTCAGCTTCTCATCGAATCCTTTAATCGAGGTTCCTTTTACACTAAATCCTTCAGTGGACGAACATTCGAATACAGTCATTCGACGATATTTGATATTGAATGCGTATAGCTTCCTTGCTCCAGGGATATTTGCTGGTGACATAGAAGTAACAGCATACTCATCCGACTCAGTCAAGTAGTTGAGAGACTTCACTTGGCGATCAGCGCTCTGAACCTTCTTCTTTCGTGGCTTTCGAGCATTGGTATTAGTAGCTCTAAACTTAGAAACCTGTTCCTCCATTTTGGTAAGCTCTTTAATACGAGAACGAATTCCTGGTTTTGTCAGATATGAATAACCCTCAGCGCTGTCAGGATCACCCTCAATCGCTTCGACCAGTTCTGTCTTACATCTACCTAACCATTCTTCTACATATTTCAAACCAGCAGCTGGAATAGTGTGCTGCTTGAGGAGAGAATATACGTTAATTCCCTTCACCTTTGGCTCAGAATTAATCCAATCGTCGAGCATCCAATCAAGCTCAGCACATACAGTACTGACTACCTTGTTCTTCAATCTCTCGATAGGACTGATGTTAGCCTTATGTTTGCTTGGATCAACTACGTCAGGAGTGTCAACAATCTGTACATAGTTCGCGAGCAGAGAAGTAATCTCAGTCTTGACATGTTTAAGGTCGTCGTGTGGCTCTGTGATATTGTATCCTGGCTTGTCTTTATAATACTCCATGTGGCCATCACATGTAGGCAACATACCATTATTAAGAGCTCGACACAATTTGGATGTGGTAACAGAAGGTTGAGTATCTCTTAAGCTTTTGATGTACTTAATCTCTTCCTTCTTATATCCGTTATTCTTCATCCACTCAAGAGCAAAGACTTTAAGGTCTTTCGCACTGAGATAGTAGTTATAGAAACCGAACATGCGATTTCGATTCTCCATGAATTTCACAGGGTCCCAATTCTTACAATCGTCCCATCGTGGTTCTTCGCCAGTATATTTTGAATCGTTAGCGATGACACGATTATATTTATCTAGTACGTTAGCCATAATATTTATTCACTCAAATCTACGAGAGCGTCTGCTCCATGTTGTGTTAGAAAATCAAATTCTTCTTGAATATCATCAGAACTTGGTGCTTTAGGTGCAAAGTCTACATAATCCTCAGCGAACTTTGGTTTAGCCTTTGCGATACGTCCTCGAGCAGGTAAACCTTTTCGTTGGCGATCGAGCTTCTTTGATGTTTTTTTAATGAATGCGAGTCGTTGTGCTTGTGTCATAATCTAATTCTATACTGTGTTTGTGAGTTTGTAAACCAAATAATTAGCGGCAGCGGCCGCAACCATTGCATGGTGTTTGGACATTATGTCTAATTTGCTTCCAATATCCAGCGCGGATAACGAATGGATTGCCGTATACGTCATAGTTATATACTGGTTTTACCCATACGCTGTTGAACACTGGTGTATTTGTAAAACATTGGTTATAATAGCGTGGCGTATGTCCGCTGCGAGGATGACTGTTTGAGTTGTATCGACGATTAAGGACACCGCTTGTAACTCCACTTACAGCGCCAATCAGCGCTCCAGTTTCGCCGTCGCGATCTCCTGTATTGTTACCAATGACACCTCCGATAACACCACCCACAACACCGTCTCGAATGATTCCATCGAGTTGATACTGTGCGTGAGCTGTAGATGCAATTAGAATTGCTCCGAGTAGTGCTGCTGTTGTTTTTTTCATAATGTATGTGTTAATTATTTAGTAAAGTTAACGTTAAGGCTCATGTGACCTAGGCAGCCCATGTAAATTACCGCGTTCTTATCGCTACCTTCAAGGCTGGCGCGAAGCTCTGTGCAACCACCGAATTTGTGGCGTTTAACGACTACTTTACCTAGGCTGCGAAGCTCGCGAGCGGCGATGAGGAAATTTGTGACTGTAAATTTATTATTCATATTGTTTAACTTGATTATGTATATATTATACCATATATATGATATTATGTACATAGGTATATTGTAATGCAATGCAACGCTTTATACAACTTAATAAAAAAACTTTAGAAAAGTGTGAAATTATTTGAAAAAGAGGTGCTTTCCAACCTTATTTGTGAGTGTCATGTCAGCTGACCAATATGGAGGTTGGATGTAGTCTGCATAGTAGTGATCTGCACCACGTGTATAATTAGTCATCTGTGCTGTATTGACGATCTTCATTGCCTCGTGCCAGCGTGGATGTTTCTGAGCCTTTGAGATATTCCATTCAACAGTATTCTCGTTCCAGCAAGAGAATTGGTACTTCCTCAGACAGACCTCAGACATCGCTCTGCTGCGCTTGATAGATCTATTGTATACTACCTCGTGTACTGACTCCATCGCTCCCTCAGCGTACTCGCCTCCTGCTTCGAGGATCAGAGTAGATGCAACGATGTCTTGATGCGTTGCTCCAGTTGCGTCTGATACAGCGAGTGCCATGATCGTAGCGGTGACAAACCCTGCTGTGAAGTTTAGCCAATCTCTTTTAGTCGTTTTCATAATGTCTCTTCATTCGAAAGTCGCACCAGTCCAAACGGCGTTGCCGTTCGTCGGCTTCTTGTCTCACAGCAGCGCATTCACACTTTAGTTCTGCGAGCTCTCGCTCTAGCTGTCTAGTGAACGTTGCTAAGTCCTCATAATCATCTACTGTCGGGTCGCTGTTTCCAGATACCATTAAATCTGTTTGTGGTGTTTCCATAATTATGTGCTAGTTCGCTGTGGCTGTTAAGTGCTCGAAATAATCATAAGCGTCTTCCTCGCTGTGTGCAACGTGACCTCCGTCAAATACGTATTCAACAACGTAGTTCAAACGTGTACCTTCAACCACGTCCCAAGTCTTTTTCCACGACTTAAGCCCTGTTCTGATCTCCTCAGCAGGGTTGTAGTGCTCTAACACCCAAGTGTTATCTCTTGGATTCTTAGTGTATTGCACTCGTGTCTCCCAAGGTTCGAAAGCTTCAGTAATAACACCTTCGCGAATACCGACAACATACTGCTCAGAGTAGTCGTTTGAATAGTTGAGCTCTTCTTCGATTTCTTCGTCAGAAGCATTGTGGAATACATAGGTGCTCCCACCTT